ATGAAGAAGACGTTTTGCCCGCCCGTCAGCCTGACGGAAGCGCTCAGCGGCAAGCGCATCCGCGTTTCCCACTTCGAGCGCGGCAGCGCCCTGTGCGCGCTCACCCACAGCCAACCTGTGGCCCTGGCCGCCCCCGAGCCCATTCTTGGCTACTGGCACCGCCCGCCGGGCCGCCTCACGGTATATCTGCCCGGCTCCATGCCCGCCGAGCTGCGCACCGCGGCCGAGGAGCAGCGCACCCAGGAAGAAGTGGTGCTGCGCCCGCTGGGCAGCATCCGCGAAGTAGATCTGTCGGACTGCCGCCGCGAGTTTCGCGTGCTGCTCAAGTGGGCCGCCTAATGCTGACCCTGCCCGCTCCCGAGGGGCCGGTGAATCCGGCCGAACTCCCCGTCGCCGACGCCGTGCTCGAGGCCGCCTGCCTGCCCATTCACGACCCGCGCAACTACAACCAGCTCTACCAGGTACTCGCCACCCGCCACCCCCAGCTCAAGGAGGAACTCTACCACCGGCTGCTGCCCGGCAACGAGCCCGGGGCGGCGGTGATGGCCGTAGCCCGCTAACTCTCTAATCGTATGCAAGCTTCTGATCTGCTCACCGTGGGTTCCTTTCACGAGTTCTGCCAGACCGTTCTGAGCCACTTACAAGCCGTGCGCGAGGCCGTGCCCACGGCCGGCGCCGGGTCCCCGCCGCGCCTGCTCACCATCGAGCAGGTAATGGAGGAGTGCCACGTGAGCCGCAGCACGGTGCAGCGCTGGATCAAGCAGGGCAAGCCCGGCCGCGCCGGCGCCATCATCACCCTGCAGGCCTACTGGTTCACGCCCACCGAGCCGCGCATTCCCTGGCCCGCCCTCGCCGCCTTCGGGCAGGGGCTGGGCTTTGATCTGGCCTCCCTGTAAGCCAGGCCTCTTTTCCTTACTGCCTTCACGCGACTTCCCATGACGACCCCACTGATTCATTTGTACGCCTCCCGCGCCAGCGAGCAGGTGCGCGCCACGGCCGAGTGCCTGGCTGATAATCTAGGTAAGCCCGTGCTGCTGCACGACTCGCCCAGCGCGCTGCCCGCCCCGGACACCCGGCGCCCTACCCGCCAGCAGTTGCGCACCGAGCGCGCGGAGCTGCTGCGCGAGCTCAGCACCGCCCGCAGCCTGCTCGCGCTGGCCGAGCCGCACTTTCGCCTGGCCCAGGAACTAGCCGACATCCGGGTGGACATTGCCCGCTATGAGCAGCGCCTGCAGCAGCTCGATCAGGCGCTCGGCCTGCCGCAGCAGGAAGGGCAGGCCGCCTGAGAGCAGCCGCTTGCCCCGGTGCGGCCCGCCACCACGCGCCGGGCACCCCTGAAGCATTTTCCTCGTGGCCGCATGGCCCCCTGCTTGAAAAGCCTGGGAAAGCCATTTGAGTGTCAGGGCCGGCCGTGAGGCCGGGCGAGGAACCGAGTCCTGCCTACCGCACAACTCCTATTGCACCATTGCTCCCGTCGGCCAGCACGAAGCCGACCGTTCCCACCGGGTGGGACCACAATACAGGGAAGGGGCCAGCTCGCGCTGGCCGGGAGCCCGGAGGGTCTGCAGCCCCTAGCTGAGATCCGGCCCGCACGAGGCCGCCCGGTGGGAATACCCGCCCCCGGGCCGGACAGTGGGCCACGCTTGCCCCACAGTACCCGTACTCCGCCGCTACCAGGCGGCTGCTTCCCGCTGCTACATCATGGTTTCTCCCGTTACCCTGCATTCCTTAAGCCACTGCCTGCTGCAGTGGCACCTACAAGTCGATGCGCTCTGGCACCAGACCCCGCGCATCATCGTCGAGCGCACCATCACCCGCGGCCCCCGCGCCGGCGCGCAGCAGACCGTGGTGCGCCGCGGCCCGCGCGCCGTCTGTGATGGGGCCAAGGTCACGGGCGAGCTGCTGCTCAAGCTCTACCGCCGCCGCCTGGAGCGCATGCTCCAGCAGCCCCTGCTGCTCGGGGCCGTCGTCACGGACACCGGGGAGCTGACGCTGCCCTCGATTCTGGTGGACGCGCGCATGCTCATGCAGCAGCGCAGCCTCACCGAGCGCACCATGCGCAACCACCTCGCGCAGCTGCTCTCCGTGGGCCTGATCGCCCGCAAGAAGTGGCACGGGCGCAAGCGCAGCTTCGAGCTGTGGATAAACCCCGAGCTGGTGTGCCAAGTACCCCAGCCGGCCGTGGAAAGCCCCGTAGCGGCTGAGTCTGGGTATCAGACAATCGGCGCGGTTTTATCCACAAACGGCACAAAATTTCCGCCTATTGAGCTTCCTGAACTTCAGGAAACTCAGAAATCTGAAATCGGGCAATGTGGAGAAAATGCCTCGGACGAATTTTCAGAAAGACCCTTTCCGGAAGCGGAGGGCCGCAACCCGAGCTCTGACGCCGCCGGCCAGGCGGCGAAACAAGGGCAGGGGGGGCGCGCGGCCGACCGGCCAGCCCCAAGTACCCCCGCCGCGGCGCCTGGCCCAGAAACCGAGAAACAGGCCCAGTACGCGGCCTACGTCAACTCGGCCTGGGGCTACGCCAAGGCCCTGCTCTACCCCGAGCACCGCTTCTCGGCTCACCAGGAGGAGCTGGCCTGCCAGGCCATCCGCCGCGGCGTGTACCGCGAGTTTGAGGATCCGCACTTTGATTTTGCCCGCTACCACCAGGGCGTGCTGCGCCGCATCGAACTGGTAGAAAAGCACTTTGCCAAGCACGCCGGCCGCTACTACGCCCCCATGCCCTGGGCCGAGCTCATTCGCGGCCGCGGCTACTTCGACTGGGAAAACCAGAAGGGCTTCCGCGGCACCATGGCCTGGCTCGTGGCCGATGAGCGCGCCGAGCACCTTGCCCGCGTCAACCGGGCCGTGGCCAAGGCCCTCAGTGAGCTCAAGCTGCGCCGCAAGCTGGATCGGGGAGAGAAAACTCCGCGCCGGGTCGCTAAGCACATTCAGGCTAGCTCCTTTGCCGAGCTCTACCAGCGCCACCAGGCCGCGCTCGGGCAGCTCGGCGGCCCGCTAGCCACCGACAAGTACAACCAGCAGGTGCTCACGCTGCTCACCTAACCATTCTTTATCATCCCACTCAGCTTTCCCTCCCCATGGCAGTCCTGCCCCCCACAACTACTCAGATGGCCGCTCCGGCCACTTCCAGCTACGCTAGCCTGCGCCTGACGGCCCTGACTAAAGCCCGGGTATACTGGGCCGCCCCGCAGCCCGGCACGCCCGGCCAGGCCGACTTCTACAGCTTTGACTCCTCGGGCCGCTACCAAGTCGCCGACCCGCGCCGCTATGGGCTGGAGGGCCTGCGTAAGATGGTCGACAAGATGGGGGCGAAGGTGGCCCGTTGCGTGATCTATGACAATCAGGCCCCGGGCCGCCCGGAAATCTGCCGCAAGGAGCGTGGCAGCTGGAACGGATGAACCTGCGCGAGCTAGACCAGAAAATTGAGCTGTGGGAAGGGGAGGCAGTGGCCTTGCTCAGTGCCCTGCAGCATTACCTGCACGATGTGGCCGTGCGCGCAACCATGCGTCCCATGCCCCTGGCTGAGGCACTTAGCCTGCGGCCTCTCACCAGCATCTGCCGGCAGCTAACGCGCCTGCTCTGCGGCTCGTGGCAGCGGGCCGGGCGGGGTGGTCAGCGCCCCATGGCGCGGCCCCGTTCGCTACGCCTGGCCTACGATGAGCTGCTGCAGGTGCTTAAGCTCTACCAGACTGGAGAGTTGCGGCCCCTGCTACCCGATCAGCAGCCGCAGTTGCAGTGCTGCCTGGGCAAGGTGCACCAGCGGGCGCAGAACCTGACTTCGTGGTTTCAGCTTTAACGAGCTCCGGCCCCGGCCCGCAACTCCTAATAGCTGCGGGCCGGGGCCGGAGAGTGGTTGCCGCTTGAAGCGCTGAGTTAGGGAGCTATGGGCAGCCGTGAGAAGGAGCCCGTTAGCGTGAGCTTGCCAAATACGGTTTGGATAGGGCCAGAAACGCTGGAAATATCCGAGAAATCAACCGCTCTGGGCATTGCCAGCGAGTAGGTGCCGCTCACGTGCCGAGTGGTCGCATCATAGGAAGTAATGGTAATGCTTCCTATTGAAGAATAAAAAAGAGCGTAATAGGTTGGCGTACTTTTCTTGTTGTGGAAGGTATACGCCGTCGAACCATCCGCTCCTGATTGGGAAAGGGTATAGGTGCCGACCCAGTTAGGCTTTAGTTTGAAAACGGGCAGCGTAATGTGAAGGCTATCTGACGCGTCAGGTCCATCGCCGCTCAAGCTGAGTTGCAGCAAGTCGGTAGGTACTGTACTAGACTCCGGAGTGATCCTGGCGCTTGTCTTAGTATTGGCTGCCGAGTAGGAGGTAACAAAGGGTGCCTTGCTGGTCGTGGCTGGATCGTAAACCAGGGAGCGGGAAAGCGTGGCTTCCTCTTTTACCTCGGGAGTGGCCTCCTCCTTGCCACAGCTGGTCAGCAGGGCAGTAGTCGTGAGGAGAAGTAGCAGGCTTGCTGAGCGATGTGCGTAGATCATCTAAAAAAGAATAGGATAAAATTTAACCGTGGCAAGATAGAGGCTAATCTTTCCGGAACTAAGCCGTCGCCGCCCGATACAGTTCACGGCATCACCGATAAGTGCTAGCCAGCCGCGCAGAATAGTAATTTAAACGTATGTTAAACGTATTTTTAAAGGTCGTATATACGCTATAAATCAGTTATTTATCTTGCACGAAGCTTGATTATTAGGGGCTGCAATATCTAACTTGCAGAGAGTGGTAAATAGCATATTCTTCAGTTGTTTGGATCAGATGGATATGGAAGCGAGCTGGATGGAGCTCTCTTACATGGGTCCTTTATTCTAGCAGCAGGGAATACTAGTTTTGACCTATTCTAAGTTGCTTATATGCTAAAAGTCTTACAGTTGCCTGTGAAGCCGCACGTGCGCAAGTACCTGCTGGCTCATGTGGGTCCGGAGTACGTGCTCTCCAAAAACGACCGGTTTGGCCTCTACCTCAGCGGCCTGCTGCAGCGCCAGCCCAAGGGCCAGCGCGGCGTGGGAAAGCTCGACGACTGCACCGATACGTTCCCGATAGACTTAAAGAACTATCCTACCCGCCAGTTCCGGGTAACGGGGGCCAGTGACTTTACTATTTCCCGCTTTAACCGCTACGTGGACGATCTGATCCACCAAGAGCTCTACCTCTGGGTGCGGGCCAACTGCGGGCGCGTCATGCACCGGCTGCCTATTACGGAGGCCATCCTCACGTACTGCGCCCTCTACGATATCCAAGAAGAGGAGATGCCCCTGCAGACGCTCAAGAAGGCGGTGCAGCGCAACGCCGGCGTGCGGGTGCGTCCGCGCAAAAACGCGAAGAAATCCCCGGCAGTTTTGTCCTCTAAAACGGCCGAAGTGTCTTCTAAAACGACAGAATTGTCCTTTCAGGCCCGCATGCAGGCTCTGCGTCAGCACGTTATGGCCCTGCCGCTCCCCCTGGTTGATCTGCTGCAGCATGGCGCATCCGTTCGTTAACCTTCAGCAGGAGCGGGCAGATAACCTCGGGGGCGTCGAGCTGCTCTGGTACACGGCGGCCGCGAACCTGGTCAGCTTCCTGGCCCGCGGCCCGCTGCTACTCCGGCAGTTGGAGCTCCGGCCCGGCGCGCTGTGGTACGTGCTGCGGGCCGTGCGCGGCTCGGTGAAGTATGCTGCCACCGCTAAGCCCATGGGCCGGCACGGCGAGGCCACGGCCCATAAGCTTACCGGTGATCTGGCCCGCCATACGCCGGGCCTGGCGGCGGCCCTGGAGAAGCTGCGGGGCGGCCGCTTCGTGGTGCTCTACCGTGACCTGAACGGGCAGGTGCAGCTGCTGGGCACGCCCACTGAGCCGCTGGAGTTCACCACTTCTTACAGCACGGGCACCGAAACCGCCCGCAACGGCTACGACTGGCAGTTCACGGGCGACACGATTCGCCCGGCCCGCCCGTACCAAGGCACCTGGCTTGTGGCCGAAGGGGGCCTGCAGTCATCAGAAGGCATGGAAGGCGGCCCGCTGCCCGGCTCTGGTGGGAGTGGCGGCCCGGTCGGCACTCGCTCTTTCGTCGCTACGACGAGCGTCGGCGACATTGCCACCGGCGACGAGGTGACGGTCATGGCGGATAAAACGGGTGACGCGATGGAAATTATGCTCACACCCGACTCGCCGGCCACGGCCACGCTGCAGGCCAGTAGCCCCCTGCGCCAGAAAGGCGCCAGTACGGCCGTGAGCCTGGCCTTTACCGTCACGCCGGGCACCAACCCCATCACCAACGTTGTCGTGGCCGGGCAGCAGCAGCGCTACACCGATGGCTCGCCCAAGCTAGCCGGTACCGTATCGACGACTACCGCGGCCAGTACCGACACCACCTTCCAGCTGGTGGCCACCGATTCCACAGGCGCTACGGTGCAGGCCTCGGCGCAGGTGGCCTACCAGAGCAGGCGCTTCTGGGGTGGTATGGGGCAGGATCCGTTCTCCCTGAGCGATGTGCAGCTGAGCGCCGTGCTGCGCACGCTCGGGGGCCAGGAGTTCAGCACCAGCCGCGCCCAGAGCATGGCCGTGACCCTGGTGGAGGAGTTTATCGTGGTGGCCCGGCCGGCCGAGCTGGGCGCCGGCAGCTACAAGGTCAACGGCCTGCCCAACAATGCCTTCAGCGGCAAGACTTTTCACTTCACCAACTCTGACGGATTCGGGGAGCTCTACCGCATCGAGCGGAGCGCGATGCCTGATTCCGGCACCTTTAACCTCACAGTAGACTAATGGCACATCCTCTCGGCACCGTTCTGCTCGACGCCGCCACCACGGCCGCCGATAACGGCAAAAACACCCACTATGCCCGATTAGGGGACTGGGATAAGCCTGTCAAAGACCTGACGGAGCGCGACGCCATCAAAGTGGCGCCCGACCGTAAGCTCAATGCCTTCGGCATCGGCTCGGGCCAGCGCACGGTGAACATGACCATTACGCTGCTCAGCGGCGCGAAGTATCAGCTGCGCATTCCGGACTTTGCCACTCTGCCTTCAGAGTCGGATAAAGTCAACGCCCTGGCCGACAACGGCAACTGGGTGCTGGTGACGGGGGAAGGCACCGGGGACCCCAGTGAGGCCATCCGGATCCTGCGCGATGGCGTGCCGCTCTCGGGCGACACGCTGCGCAAGCTGCACGAGCGCCTGCTGGCCACGGAGGCCATCATCGGCAACGAGGCCGGCGACGGTGATACGCTCGTGAGCACCGTGCGCGAGCTGCTCATCCTTTTCACGCAGTATCCGGAAGGGGTGGACCTGCAGCAGCTGCTCACGCTCATCCATCAGCGCCTCGATGAGCTGGAAAAGCGGCCTGCAGGGGGAGCAGAGCAGGAGTTTACCATCGCCGGCATCACGGAGCAAATCGGAGGGTTTGCGGGCGTAAGCGACTATACAGGCAAGGGGCCCGACTTCTGGAAAAAGCTGCTGGTGAAGGACTACGCCCCCTCGGTGAGCCTCTCGGCAGACAACCCCCTGCGCCAAAAAGGAGCCGGCACGGCCGTTACGCTGCACTTCAACGTGGGCCAGCGTACCTACCCATTGCAGACGGTAGTAGTAGCTGGCCAGGCCCAGCTGAATGGCGACGGCTCGGTAAAACTCTCGGGCGTGGTAAACGCCAACACGGCCCCTAACACCAACACCGACTTCTCCATTACGGCGACCGACACGGCCAATAAGTCGACCAGCACGTCCGTGGGCATCCGCTACACGTCGATGCGCTTCTGGGGCGGCGTTGCGCAGGATCCGGCCACCATGTCCAACAGCGAAATTTCGGCCGCCCTGCGCGCGCTGGCTGGCCAGGAGCTGCAGGCCGCGCGCCAGCAGACGCGCGACATCACGCTGGCTAACCAGTACCCGGTGTTTGCCTGGGTGGAAGAGGCCGGCAATGGCAGCTACACGGTCAATGGGCTGCCTAACAATGCCTTCCTGGGCCGGGTATTCCCCTTTACCAACAGCGACGGCTTTACCGAAAACTTCAAGCTGGAGTGGGGCAGCAAGGACACGGGCACCTTCACCATCGGCGTCAACTAAATGAATCCCAGCGCCAACCCGCTCGGTACCGTCGTGCTCGACCCGCTCACCACCGGGGCGGAGAATGGCAAAAACACGCACTTCGCGCAGAAGGGCAACTGGGACCGGGGCGTTGATACCCTGCAGGAGCTCCAGGCCATTGGGGTGCACCCCGATGGCAAGCTCAATGCCTACGGGGATGGCTCGGGTCAGCGCACCCATGGCATGACGGTGCTCGTGCGCGAGGGCCCTCCGGAAGCCTGGTACGAGATGCGCCTGGAAATTGGCGGCTATGCGCAGCTCAGCCCTGAGCAGCGCATGGCCGCGCTGCTCGATAACGCGAACTGGCGCCGGGTCACGGCCACGAGCACACCCAGTGCCGGTGGCGCCGGTACCAAGGGAGTAAAACTCAGTTTTCCCGGACGCTACTCGGCAGACAACCAAGTATATGAACTACCCCCCGGCACGAAGTCGCTCGACGTGAAAACGGGTGGTGGGCGGGAGTTGGAGCCGGAGGTGGATTACACGCTCAACCTGCTGGCCACGCCGCCTACTGTCACGATTACCCTGCCGCTGGCGCAGTTTGCGGGGGTGCGGCTGTGGGGCTACTACTACCTGAGCAGCCCTACCCGCACCAAGGTTTCCCTCGGCACCTATGACGCGGAGCATACCCACTTCACGCTGGCCCCCGGGGTGCGAGACGTGAGTGTGTTCTTCGGCACTGGCCTGGAGCTGGAGCCGGAGGTGGATTACACCTACGATGCCAGCATGCGCCTGCTCGCCCTTACGGCTGACCTATTCCGCTTCAGCGGCAAACGAATCTGGCTCTGGGCCTACAACTAAGACGATGGATGCTCTCGAAATAAAAGAGGTTAACCGGCTCCGGCAGGAACTGGATGAGCGGGCCACCACGCAGTACGTGGACGGCTCGGACGTGGCGCTGCAGCGGCAACTTGATACCGTATTCCAGGACCTCGATGAGGCCGAGCAGGAGCTGGTAGCGCAGGACCGGCGACTTGATGCGCTGGAAAACGAGCGCGGCGCCACGGCCGAGCAGATTTACTACGCCAAGTACCGCCCCAACCACTTCGGCACGCAGCCGGCCAGCACCATCTCGGACTTCTCGGAGGCTGTCGGTGTGCTGCTCAAGGCCTACGACGTGCACCTGCAGGATGGAGTGCCGGAAGCGGGCAACACCCTGCAGAAGCTCTACAACCTGATTGCCGGGCAGTTCTCGGAGGTGACGGTGGCCACCGTGGCTGACCGTAACGCCTATACCATTCCCAAGCTGCCCTTCAATGTGTTCGTTTCGGATGACGGGGATGGGCGCTGGGCCCTGTACCGGGCCACCAGCACGGGGCAGAACGCTGCGTACGTGAAGCTCTCGGACCCGGACCTGCTCAACGAGCGGCTCTCGGCCTCGCAGATCAAAGCAGCCTATGAGAGCAACCCGGATACAAACGCTCTCACCAATGCCCTGCTCATTCAGCTGCAAAACGCGGCTTCCAAGGACGAGTTGGCTGCGCTGCAGGCCGCGGTCAATAACAAGACGAATAATGCCACCACGGCCGCGCTGAGCACCCGGGTGCTGGCACTGGAATCGGTGTTGCTGGATGGTAATTTCCTGAATGCCACCAAGCAGGACTGGGCGGGCCTGACGCCGCTGCAGGCCATTTACCGGCTCATTAACGAGGGCAGCGGCACGAGTGCGCCCGCCACCCCCAGCACGCCGGCCGCGCCAACGGGCCTGCAGGTGGATTACCGCGGCAATACGCAATGGAACCTGCCGGCGGGCGAGGTGCCGAGTGAGTACGAATTTTATCTTTCCTAGACATGGCTGACTGGCAAATAGCGCTTTCCAACCCGTTTCAACTACCTGGCGCAACGCCGGGGCAAGTCGTACACCTGCGCAAGCGGGCTAATGGCAACATCCCCGCCGGCTACGAGGCCACGGCCGTCGTGCCGGCAAGCCCGAACGCGCCCTTCGGGATCATTGTCGGCTGGCCGCAGCTGAATCAGTCCGCTGCGCAGGCCAACGGCACCGTGATCGCGAGCGCCGGGGGCGGCAGCTCGTGGGGGCAGGGGAGTCCGATCCTGCAAAATAACGGTGCGGGCCTGCGGGGCCGCCTGGCCGCGGGCTACAACGGCTCGGCCGGAGAAAACCGCATAGGGTGGAAGTCCACGGTGTATAATGCGGGCGAAACCATCCTGGCACGGAGCCTGGACTATTGCTTTGCCTTGAACGGCTACGACTACTTAGTGCTGCATAACGGCTCGCAGAAAGCGGCCGGCACCATGCAACCCGACCAGCGGCTGATGATTGACGTGCACGATACGCGCATCGATTACTTCTGCGGCACGCAGCTGCTGTATACCGAGCCCAGTGGTGCCCCCCAGGCCCTGTACTATCCGGCAGCGTTTTTCGGCGGCGTGGGCGGCTCCGCCTTCCATGAGGTGCGGGTGCAAGGCAATCTGGCGCGGCCCCTAACGTACCAGGACTACGTGTTTGGCCCGGGCTGGACCGGGTCGCAAACCAGTCCGGAGCGAACCGGCACGGCAGGTGAATGGCTGAACACGGTGCGCATTTACATCTTCAGCGGCATTCGGCTCAACATTGGGCAGGGCCGCGGCATAGAGTACCGCATCAAGCTCAATGGGGAAATTCAATACGCAGGGGGCGGCTCCACGATTGATTATGAGGTGCGCAACCTCACGGGTGAAGCAAATTATCTTGACCTAGAAATCAAGGCCAACACCTACGTGTATTTCACGCCGGGCAATTCGGTGCTGTTTTTCTAACCGTACCAGGCGCCTGGTTACACCGCCCTCGACTGTAGCTGGTCGAGGGCTTTTTTGTGTCCTTTTGGCGTGGCCGCGGCGCCGGCAGCTTTGCATCGATTTCAACCTTTACTCGATGCGCGTCAATCCTTTACTCTTTGCGGTCCTGAATGGCTTCTTCCTGCTGGAAGCCAATGCCATCCAGAACTATCTGCCCCTGGCAGAGCAGCTGCGCGAGGGCAAGTTCCGGGCAGCCGACTGGGTGGGAGAGGGCGTGGAAATTACGCTTCCGAGCAAGGCCTTCTTCGCCCTGACCCCACACGCCGCGGAACTGGGCATTATGGGCTACGAGTCGCTGGAGGATGTGCCGGCCGGCTCGGTGGCCGTGCATACCATTGAGGGCGTGATGATGGAGTCGGACACGTGCTGGAGCCTGGGCACCCAGAGCATCGGGCAGTTGATCCGCGAGGCCGACGCCCACCAGAGCATCGTGGCGCACGTGGGCCGCTTCAATACGCCCGGCGGCTCGACCCAGGGCCTGGAAAATTTCGCGGGCATCATCGCCAGCACCCAGAAGCCCTTCGTGAGCTGGGCCCAGCAGATGTGCTCGGCCGGCTACTGGAGCGGCTCGAGCGGCGATGCCATCGTCGTGGCCGGCCGCACGGCCATGGTGGGCTCCATTGGTACCATGGTCAGCTTCCGCGACTACTCCAAGGCCAATGCGCGCTTGGGTATTGAGGACCACGTGATCAACGCCACCGAGTCTACCAACAAGAATGCGGCCTTCGCGGAGGCGATCAAGGGCAACTATAAGCCCATCCGAGCCCAACTGCTGGATCCGCTCAACAACGTGTTCCTGGACGCTGTGCGCGCCAATCGCGCCGGTAAGCTCGATGCCAAGCAGGAGAAAGAGCTGCTCTCGGGCATGGTCTATATCGGCGAGGCCTCGGTACGCAACGGCCTGGCCGACCAGATGGGCTCCTTCGAGGAGGCTGTGCAGCTGGCCCTGAACCTGGCCGAAAACGCCGCCCGCAGAGGCGGTAGTACCCCCAAAAAAGTCATCAATTCACCTGACAATACCATGTTCGGAAAGAACAAATTCTCGGCGCTGACCGCCCTGGCAGGCCTGACCGGCGCCGCTATGACGACCGCCCTGGTAGAGGCCGCCAACGAGCAGCTGGAGGAAGCAAACATCACGGATGCGGCTCTTGTCAGCAAGGCTGACTTTGATGCCCTGACGGCCAAGGCCAGCCGGGTAGAGGCGGCTGAGAAGGCGGCGGCTACCGCGAAAGATGCCGCCGATAGGGCCGCGCTCGACCTCAAAAACGAGACGGAGCGCGCTGATAAGGCCGAAAAGGAAGTGGAGCGCCTCGGTAAGCAGCCCGGGGCGCATGTAACCACTCCCCACAAGTCAGAGGGCAAAAACGACGTGCAGGAGCCCGGCGCCAGCGACCACCAGAAGACGGTGGAGGCCCTGCACAACAAAATGCTCGGCCTGAGCTAGGCTTCGGCTCCCGCACTAACTCAAGTTTTTCACCCTTACCAAGCCCCATCTGATGGCTTTAGAAATTACCGACGTAGTTGCCCAGTTCGGCGCCTACTACCTCAACCAGGGCCAGAACCTGAGCCGCCTCTACACGCTGCTGCGCTCGGCCACCACCACGGAGAGCATGTTCACGCCCGTGAACACGGACGACACCATCTGGCGCGCGGCCAAGGCCCTGTTTACCCGCGTGGTGCAGCCCTTCCAGAAGGCCTTCACGCCGCTGGCTGGCGTAGAATTCGTGCCGGTAGAGATCAAGCAGTTCAAGATGAAGGTCGACGCCCAGGAGTACCCGGACGATCTGGAGTCGAGCTGGCTGGGCTTTCTCGACGGCGAGGACATTGACCGCAAGACCTGGCCCTTCGTGCGCTGGTACGTGGAAGTGTACCTGATCCCGCAAATCAAGCAGGATATCGAGTTCGAGGAGATTTTCCAGGGCAAGTATGTGGCTCCGCAGCCCGGCGTGCCCGGGGCCGCCGGCACGTCCCTGGACGGGCTCAAATACACCATCAACACCCACATCCAATCGGGCCGGATGGAGCCCATCGTCACCGGCGCGCTGGAAGTAGGCGACCCGCTGGCGCTGGTGGATCAGTTCGAAGCCTTCGTGGATAACATCCACAAGGACTACTGGAACATTCCCATGATGCTGGGCTGCTCCGAGTCCGTAGCCCGGGCCTTTTTGCGGGGCCAGGAGCGCAAGTACGGCAAGAACACCGGGGGTGGGGCGCTGGGCCTGACGGTCAACAACACCAACATCACCCTGCAGCCGCTGCCCTCGCACCGCAACACGCAGAAGATCTGGTGCACGCCCAAGGGCAATGCTATCATGCTGCGCAAGCGCATGCAGAACCAGAGCAAGGTGCAGATCGAGAGCATCGACCGTCTGCTCAAGTTCTTTACCGACTTCAGCATGGGCCTGGGCTTCATCATCCCCGAAATCGTCTTTACCAACGACCAGGAGCTGGGGTAAGCCGGATGACAGGAGCCGGTCCCTGCCTGGGGGCTGGCCCTTGTGCAGCGCATGCAACCGCAGTTTCATTTTCATCCTTTAGCTTCTACTGGCCATGCCTGAGAATACTACCGAAGAAACCCGCCAGCCTTCCCTCGAGTCGGTAACGGCAGAAAATACCCGCCTGCAGGGCGAGCTCGATACAACAAAGAGCAAACTGGCTACGGCCAAAAGTGAGTTGGAAGCCACCAAGGGCAAACTGACCACCGCTAAAACCGACGTAGCGGCTGCCAGGGCTGAACTGGTGGCTGTTAAGAGTGAGCTGACTGCCGCCCAGGCAGTTATTGAGGGGCAGGCCGAAGCGTTAAAGAGCGCCGAGTCGGCGGTGGCGGCCAGCGATACTACCGTGGTGATCTACGCCGGGCAGCAGTACCGCGTGCTGGGCAAGCAGTTTAAGGTGCAGGGCGAGGTGGTGAAGGCTGAGGACTTGGGTGAAAACGAGCAGGCACTCAAGCACCTGGTTGACTCGAAGAGCGGCCTGCTCGTGCCCCTTGTAAAGGTGCAGGCCACCAAGTAGTTCTGCCCAGCAGTAGCCAAGTACTCATTCAACCAAGACTAACGACCCACTCCTGATGGATTTGTCGAAATTACAGAGCCTGGGTGGCCTCAACGGCGAGGACAACACCCCCGGCTTGCTCAACTACGTGCTCTGGGCCGCCACCGACTGGTTCCAGACCATTGCCAAGGCCCCGAAGTACTCGGCCACGGCGGCCGCCGGCACCTCGGCTATCATCGCTGATAAACACGTCTTCAAGCCGGGCTTCGGCTTCATCCGCATTTACCTCACCCTGGACAGCAACGAGCTGAAAGGAAGCGTGGTGGGCGAACGGGACGGCCGCGGGCAGAAAATCGAATTCGACGGGTTTCACCCCGGCAACAAGCCCGAGGCGCTGGAATTCTTCAACCTGCTCAAGAACATCGACGGCATCATGCTGGCCCCGGATGCCGATGGCACCTACATCCAGGTGGGCGCCGATGGCTTGCCGGTGGAAATAGCGCCGGCCTACGGCTCGGGTAAAATTTCGGGGGGCCGTCGCGGCACCACGCTCAAAGGCGAGTGCTACGCCAGCGGTATCAAAATCTACAAAGGCGATATCACCTACAAGCCCGAAAATACGGTCAATAACGTGCCTTCACCCGAGCCAGAGCCAGCGGCCGGCAACTAGTGATGGACCAGCAGCAGATCCTTCGCCAGCAACGCCTGCGGCCGGAAGTCGCCGATAAGTACACTGCCACTCTAACGCCCTGTGTTATCGATATCCAGCGACTCGGCCGTCGAGTAGACCTCACCCGGCTTACCCTCTCGGAAGCGGATGAGCTGGTGAAGGATCCCGAATTCACCTACCTGGTGGCCAAGAAGAAGAGGGGGAAGAAAGCGGCCCCAGTAGGTAAGAAAAAGAACACCGTGTAGGGAGAAACCGGTGAGTGAGGGAAAGGCCCCAGCCGCATGGCTGGGGCTTTTTTGCGTCCTTTTTCGCCGAGGCAGCCCGCGGCAGTTTTGGGTCATGCAATCACCTGACCTCACTGCCTGGCTCGCGCAGCCGGCTGATTATGCCGCCGGCGTGCAGCTCTACGCGCGGCTGGGCAGCAGTGCTACCTACCAGCAGCTATTTGCCCAGGGCGAGACGCGCTACAGCCGGCAGCTGCTCGTGCGTGCGCTCCAGGCGCTGGCCGCGGCCCCGCCCTTGCCTAGGTCCAGCGCCGCGCCCCTGGCTGCCCCCGCGTCAGGGGGCGCGGCGCTGGGGCAGGAGCAAGCCTTGCAGCCGCTGCGCAGTCGCAAGAAGGCCTGCCGCGATGAGCGCGACCGACTCCGGGCGCAGCTGACAGCGCCACGGGTAACCAAAACCGATCGCCAGAAGATGTGCGCTCGCATCTGCGAGCTGACCGACCAGGTGTACCAGCTCGAAGAAGCCGAAAAGCATGTGATCGAGCACGGCCGGCTCCCTGGTCCGGTGCCAGTGGCCGATGAGGTTGATGCGGCTGCCCTGCAGCGGCGCCTCACCAACCTGATTGCCCATCGCTCCCGAATCCGCAAGCGCCCGGAGCGCGTCGAGGAGCTGCCGGGTATTGAGAGGGATATCGCCCTCATCCGTTCAACACTAACTACTCCGTAACGTGTCTATCACCCCCCAACCGCCGCCAAAGGATCTGCCCGGGGCTTCGGACGTGATCCTGCACAAGTCGACGGCCGTCGAGCGCATCTACGCTGCCAGCATCGAGGAGGCCAACGGCACCGGCCCAGGCATCAGGGGCCTCTCGCCGGCCGATCAGCTGGTGAATCAGCAGATCGAGGCCGCCTACGCGCTGCTGAGCAACTACCACACCTTCGACCAGGCTTGGCCGCTACTCTCCAAGCAATTCGGGGGGCTGAGCCGGGCCACGTGCTACCGGCGCCTCTCGGATGCCCAGAACCTGATGGGCGATTTGAAGAAAGTGCGCAAGGAGGGCCGCAAAGCCATCCTGATCGAATTTGCCCGCAAGATCCTCCAACTGGCCCTCACCCAGCGGCCGCCCGACACCCGGGCGGCCCTGCAGGCGATGAAGTTCGAGGCCAACATCGCCGGGCTGCTACGGGCCGACTCGGGCCAGGAAGAAGCGGCCAGTGGTGGGGGCAACACGAGCTACGTGATTAACCTCACTGTGCAGGGCTCCAGCAAGCCGCGCACGATCGATCTGAGCAAGCTCGACGACGTGCAGGAGGCCGAGTTTGAGCTGATCCAGCAGGCGGTGCAGCAGAGCGTGTTCGGCGCCGACCAGATGGAGGCTATGCTCGTGGAGCGGCGCGAGGAGGGCGCAGGCAGTGGTCATCGTTGATCAGATTAAGCTGCGCTTCAACCAGCCGCAACTGCGCTACATCACGGCCAAGGGCAAGAAGGAGGGAACCAGCGTCTGGGGCCGCGGTACGGGTAAGTCGACGATTATCGCCTGGGACATCCACGAAATCGTGCAGACGATGCCCCGCAGCAGCTGGGTCATTGTGGGCTCGACCTACAAGCAGGTGCTCACGCGCACGTTGCCCTCGACGATTGCCGGTCTGGAGGCCCTGGGCTACCAATTGGACCGGGACTTCTACGTGGGCCGCCGCCCGCCACCCTCTAAGCTCTTTGATCGGCCCATCCAGGGGCCGCTGAGCTACGACCACTTTATCATCTTCCGCAACGGCACTGGCTTTCACCTGGTAAGCCTGGATGCCGGTGGCTCGGCCTCGCGTGGTCTGAACGTGGACGGCTTTATTGGCGATGAGGCCCTGCTCTTCAACAAGGAGAAGCTCGATGCTGACCTCTCAGCCACCAACCGCGGCAACGGCCAGTATTTTGGTAAAAACCCGAAGCATCACGGCGTATTCCTGTTTTCGTCCATGCCCTGGGGCGACCAGGGCCGCTGGCTGCTGGACAAAGCTAACTACTACGAAAACGACGGCATAGACCTTACCCAGCGGCAGAATGAGCTGATTGCGGCCCAGGTGCGCTTCATTGACGCCGAAACCGATGAGCAGCGACTGCATATCTGGCGGGAAGAGGTGGTAAAGCTGATGCAGGACATCCGCTACTACCCGAGCGCGGCCAATAAGGGTAGTTTCTACTCGGAGGCCAACGCGTTCGATAATATCCAGAACCTGGGCCTGCAGTACCTGCTCGACCAGCGCCGCTTCATGACGGACTTCACCTTCATGATCGAAATTATGAATCGGCGGCCTACCACGGTTGAGGGTGGGTTTTACCCTAAACTCAACCAGGCCCGCCACGTGGTGGATGCGGATGCCGATGAGTACGTACTGGGCCTGGAGTTTAACCTGAAGAAGCTCAGTGCCCAGGATAGTCGGATGGATTCGGACTGTCGCAGCCACTTGCCCATCGTAGGGGCCGTGGACTGGGGTGGTAAGATCTCCGTGCTCACCCTGGGCCAGAAGCACGAGGATGTGCGTGAATACCGCCTGCTGAAGGGCATGTACGTCAAGCACCCGAAGATGGTAAGTGACCTGGCGCATGCCTTCTGTGACTACTATCAGCATCATCTGCGCAAGGAGCTCATCTTCCTGGAAGATGCCGAGTGGGGTAACAACCGCAACCCCAACAGCCCCTGGACCCTGAATGAGACCTTCATCAAGGTGCTCCAGAGCAGGGGCTGGCGCGTGACTCGGGCGAGCCTGGGCCGCGTGCCCGGTCACCCCACGCGCTACCTGGTAGGGCAGGAGATACTGGAGGAGAAGGACCCACGTCGGTACCGCATGCGCTTCAACAAGGTCAATACCAAGGACGTGGTGCAGGCCATGCTGCTGGCCCCCGTAGGTCAGGACACCAAGGGCAACATCGCTAAGATCAAGACCAGTGAGCGGAAGGAAAGCTTCCCGCAGGAGCACGCCACTCACTTCACCGATACGGTGGATCTGCACATGCTCTACGTCGGCACTGACGTAATCATGAGTATGCCCGACTTCAATAGCGTACTAGTGGTCTAGAGTCACAGTACCGTCACATAAGTAAAGCCCCAACGCAGTCAGCGTTGGGGCTTTTTTGTGTCATGCGTCACATGAGAGTCACATACACCGGCCTCCACAGATATCACCGAGGCAGCCATCGGCAGCTGCCGGCAGCCGACAGTGCAAGCCGGGGCATCGCGCTAGACTGGTGAGACTGCAAAACGCTCAAAAGGCCCAAAACCGCTGTTTGCAGCGCGTGAGGGCTATACCCGGTGAGATTGGCTTTTTGTAGGTTTTAGGGCCACTCAGGCCGGTTTTCTGTCCTTTTCAAGGGGCGTGTAGGAGGGCAGCTTTGCTTTCACAATGTCAACACCCGAACCCCTACGCCTAAAGGATGCACTGGCTTTGCTGGAAGGCCCGGCGCCGGTATCCGTGCGCTTTGTGACCTACGATAGGCGCCGTGATACGGGTGGCGAGTTTCGCGAGCTGAAGGCTGCCCGCCTCGGCAGTGGCAAGCGTCAGGCCACCGCGGCTGCGGCACTCGTGCCCACCGGCCCGGCCGCTGCCCCGCCCAAGCGAAAGCGCGCCTGCCATTACAAGAATGCCACCCGCAATCTGGTCGATACGCAAACGGGCAAGCTGGTGAAGGTCCACATCTATCTCATTGTCGAAGTGCAAGGCAGAGCAGTACTTTAATGCAACAACTTCTATTCAGCAGCGCCGGCAACACGGCGTATTGGTCTTCTGCGGGTGCGCTGGCCGGCTCCGTCCTGCGCTTCGGCGCGGCCGCCGGCAGTGCCGGCAGCTCCGCCACTCAGGACGGGGCCACGCCCTCCTCACCGGTCGAGAAAGGGCAGTCGGGTGATGTTGCCCTGTGGGGCGAGAGCAACGACTTTCCGCAGCTGGTACTCAAGTCCCTGGAGTCGAATACGATTCTGCCCAGCGTGCTGGAGTGGAAAACGCGGGCCGTGTACGGTGGGGGCGTGGTCTACGGGCGCATTACGGGTTTTGATAAGGCCGGCAATGAAATCTTTGAGCGCGAGCGGTTGCCCGATGTGGAAACGTTTTTCCGCCGCAGCAACATCCCGCGCTACGCCTACGAGGGCCTGCAGAACCTGTTCACCTACGCGCAGAGCTACCCCGAGCTGATTCAGTCCCTGAACAAGCAGAAGATCACCACGCTCACCACCCAGGACACGGCCTTCTGCCGCTACTCGGTACCCAAAGCCCACCAGCCCGTGCCCGACTGGGTGCACATCTCCGCCAACTGGCCGGAGGCCAAGCCGGGTGATGAGTACACGACCTCCGTGCCGGTGCTGGATCCCTATTATGAGCCGGTGGAGGCGCTGCGCGCCGACACCCGCGGCTTCAAGTACATCTATCCGCTGGCGCTGCCCTCGCCTGGTAAGGCCCTCTACCAACTCGCCAGCTGGAACAGTATCCGGCGCTCGGGCTGGCTCGACGTGGCCCAGGCCATTCCCGAGTTCAAGGCCGCCATGTTCAAAAACCAGCTCAGCATCAAGTACCTCATTGAAACCGATGAGCGCTACTGGAAGTGGAAGTACCCCGACTGGGACACGAAAACTACCGAGCAGCGCCGGCAGATTATCAGCGACGAGCTGGCCGACTTCGAAAAGACCATGACCGGCGCCGCTGGCGCGGGCAAGTCGATTCTGTCAGTTGCCGTGACGGACCCGCGCACCGGCGACACGGTGTCGGCCTTTAAGGTGACGGCCATCGATGATAAAGTGAAGAGCGGCCTGCACATCGAAGACTCGCAGGAGGCCAGCAGCCACATCTATACTGCCCTAAGCGTGGACCCCACCCTGGTAGGTATCTCGCCCGGCAAGGGCATGGGGGCCGGCAGCGGTAGCGATAAGCGCATCGCCTTCAACAACTTCATCTCAACCCACCGCTTCCACCAGGACCTGATTCTAGAGCCGCTCTACCTGGTGCGCGACTACAACGGCTGGCCCGCCGATCTGGAGTTTCGCTTTCTCAACCCGCTGGCCCAGACCGCCGACGTGTCTGATTCCAACACCTCAACCGCCACCGGCGGCACTGCTGATGATGCTAACGCTACTTAAGACAAGTAACGAGCTGGCGCGCTTCGTGCGCGTCGATTTTACTCAGGTGCCTAAGCCCGTGCACCACGAGGAGGAGCGCCTGCGGGAGCTGCTGCTGCTGCCGCTACTCGGGGCACCGCTGCTGCACTGGCTGGATGCGCAGTACGAAGCGGGCGTAACGGCCGACGACGACTCGCTGGCCGGAGAGCTGGTGCATAAAGTGCAAGGCGCCTTGGCCCGGCTGAGTATCGCCGGCTCGCTGCAGGAGCTGCAGGTAAGCCTGGACGATACCGGCGTACACATTACGACCACTACTACTACTAAAACGGCATTCCAGTGGCAGACTACGGGCCTAGACCGCGCCCTCATGCGGAAAGGCTACCTGGCCCTGAACACGCTGCTGCACTGGCTGGAGGCGAATCGGGAAAAGTCCGATGAGCTGAAGGCCTGGGCCGCCGGCCCAGGCCAGCACCACCGCCGGCAGCTGCTGGTATCGGCCACCGAGTTTTCACGGTTTGAGAACATTCAGGACTCGTGGGAAGTGTTCGAGGCCCTGCGGCCACTGCTGCGCACCCAGGAGCTCTTTATTCTGGAGCCCCAGCTAGGCTACGACTTCCTGAGTGAGCTGCGCGAGCAGGTACGCACCCGCTCGCTGACGGCCGAAAATGAGCAACTGCTGGAGGACTTTATCCGCCCGGCCCTGGCGGCCTGCACCTTGGCCAAAGCCATCCCGGAACTAGGCCTGCGCCTCACGGGCGACGGCATTGAGCTGCGGGTCGCGCGCATCGATACCGACAACTCCAAGGAAGCCGACGCCGGCCTGGACTCGCTGCTCCAGGCTCGTGGGTTCAACTCGCAGCGCACGGCCGATATCCTGCTCGAGAAGATGCGCTCCTTCCTCAACCGCAGTGCCTCGGCCACCCGGTACGCCACCTACTTCACCACCGGGCCATACCGCGCGCCCTCGACGCCGGCCCCAGTTCTTAATACCGCGGAAAGCCGCCTCTACCGTTTTATCTGATGCTTTTACTACTGTTGTCAGTGCTGGAAACGGCTGCCCAGGTGTTTCAAAAGTACGTGTTCAAGGACTGGAACGGCCTGGCCTTCCTGATGGTGCTGTTCCTGATCGATACCATGCTGGGTATGGCCCGCAGCTTCAAGCAGGGACGCTTTCACAGCCGCGGCATGCGCCAGATGTTCACCAAGCTGCGTGACTACGGGGTGGGCATTATTGTGGCCCACGTGTTCAGCGAATTTGAAATTGATGGGAGCCGCGTGCCCTGGTCGGACTACATGTCGCTGGGCGTCAAATTCACCATTTACCTCTTCATCCTGATCATCGAGACCAAGAGCATTGATGAGAATCTGCGTGGCCTGGGCGGCTCGGGCCTGCCGCTGCCCAAGTTTCTGCGCAGGGGCATGACGGACTGGGAAGAAACCGGCCAGTTCCGCAGCAAAACTCCTCCTGAAGAGCTGCCACCAGCACCTGAAGCATCTGTTGAACCGGCCCCTGCTTAAGGTGGCCATACCCCCCGCCGTATGAGCGAAAACCTAACAACCGACGCCGCAGGGCGTGCCTTCATCACCAAAGAAGAAGGCGAAGTACTCAGAACCTACAAGTGCGCCGCCGGCGTGCTCACCATTGGCGTCGGCCACACCGGCGCCGACGTGAAGGCTGGGCAAACCATTACCCGGGAGCAGAGCCAAGCGCTGCTCACCCGGGACCTGGCCCGCTTCGAAGCAGCTGTGAACCGGGCGGTAACCCGGCCCATTAGCCAGAGCAAGTTCAATGCCCTGGTCTCCTTTGCCTTCAACCTGGGCGAAGGCGCCCTGGTCAAGTCCAGTCTGCTGAGGCTGGTGAATGCCGGCAGCACCGACGCCGCCGCTATTACCAAGGCCTTCAAGCTGTGGCGCAACGTGAATGGCCAGCCCAATCCAGCTATCGAGGCTCGCCGCGGCCGGGAGGCTGCCCTCTACCTGAAAGCATGAAGCAGCTCAACTTAAAATTCCGGGACTGGATGCTGATAGCCGTTGTGCTGGGCACCATGTGGCTGTGTTGTGCTGCCTGCACCACTGAGCGTTATGCCGTGCCAGCGCTGTTGCAGCCGACTCCCCTCGAGGAGCTGCAACAGCAGGCCGAGTTGCCGGCGTACCTGGTACCGCCGCCGGCGCAGGCCACGCCCAGGCAGCGTGAGAAGTGGACCAACGCCCAAACCAAGGCCCTAGCCAACGTTGGGGCACCAGCTGCCGGCAAGGTAAAACTCAAAAATGTGGGCAACACCGACGACCACAGTGAGGCAACCGTGCACCAGGGTATGACTGGACGGCAACTCACCACGAGTGTGGTGCTCCTGGGTATTGTGGGTCTGGTGTGCTGGCTTAAGCCCTGGCGTACGTAAAGGCCGCAATCCGATGGCAAAAAGCAACGAAAAGGTCCCGATTGGCTTCGGTCGTCGACCGGATCCCGATCCCAATGGGACAGGGGATGGCTTCCGCTACTTACAGGGGCTAGACCATGAGCAGGCGCCGGAAGAGAAGCCAGCGCGCCTGCCCAAAGTAGTGCCGGCCTATGTGGGCCAGTCAGAGGCGTTCGAGATCCTGGGGGCGTATGACATATTTCCGTTGACGCCCCTGAGCACAACGGAGCTGCAACTCCTGCAGATCATCGCGAGCCTGGAGAAAGAACTAGGCAAGCAGGACTAGTCCGGCTATTACAGAATCCACGAAGCCCCGGCCCGGCAGCTGGGGCTTTTTTGTGTCCTTTTCACCCGAGGCAGCCTGCGGCAGTTTTGCTCCATGGAACGACTCGAAATCTGGGGCACAAGCTATGCGCCGGCCAGCAGCTGGGATGAGCTTACCCGCCGGCAGCTGGCCGAGGTGCTGGGCGTGCTCCACGGGCCGGAGCACTTCTGGCCGGCCCGGCTGCGGCTGCTGAGTATCGTCAGTGGCGCGCCCTTGGACGTGCTTCTTGAGCTAACCGAGCTGCAAGTGAAACGGCTCTACTGCCTCACTGACTTTCTGTTTTCGGAGCAGCACCGGCTGACCCGGCAGCTGCTGCCCGAGCTAGGCTTGCCCGCCCAAGTCGACCGCAAGAAGCGCCGCTGGACGGGCCCTGGTAATAACCTGGCCAGCGTGAGCTTCGGGGAGTTCATCTTCGCCGATACCTACTTCTGCGCCTACGCGAAGCACCAATCGGCTGAGGCCCTGCACCTGTTACTTGCCGCCCTCTACCGCCCAGCCCGCATAAAGGGACCGCAGCCCGGCGACCCGGACTGGAGCGGCGACCGGCGCGTGCCCTTCAATGAGCACAACCTGGAGCACTACGCCCACATGCTGCGCTGGCTGCCCGACGTGGATAAACTCAGCATCGTGACTTGGTACCGCGGCTGCCGCGCCCAGTTGCAGGCGGACTACTCGGAAGTTTTCGAGGCTTCCGAGCGCGACGCCAAGCGCCACGCAACAGGCGACTGGGGCCGGGTGCTGCGCAGCCTCTCGGGCGACACGTTCGGTCCGCTGGAGCAAACCTCCCGCCAGCCCGTGCGCACGGTGCTGGCCGAACTCTGCGACCTGGCCCGCGAGGCCCAGCGCCTACAACCTGCCACTACCACTTCCCGCTAATGCTTCGTCACTCCCACTATATCGCCGTGCTGCGCGAGCTGGCCACGCGCCACCAGCGCATACAGCACTCGCCTCAGGTGCGCCGCTTTGCCCGCGTCATCGTCAGCATTGACCCCTTCCAAAAGCAAGTCGACTTGGCCGAAATGGCCGAGGCCCAGCTGGGCCGCTACTACCAACCAGGCTCCACTTCGCAGATGCTCGTGGTGGAAAGCTGCCACACCCAGTACCTCGACAATGGTGGCGACAACAAGCAGCGCCGCCGGTCGGGGGCTTACTACGTGTTTGAGAAAGTAGCCAATGCCAAGGACCAAGATGCTATCGAGGCCGCTATCGATGCCACCGAGGAAACGGGCGAGCAGATCCTGGGCGCCCTGCTGCACATGCTGGCCGGCCAGGCCAAGGTGCGCCTTGACGAGAAGTCCATTACCAGCGACACCATCGGCCCACTCGGTGACGGTACCTGGTACGGCACCCGCTTCGACTTCGACTTTATCAACCCGGCCAATGTGGTCCTGGCCTACAATGCGGCCGTTTTTTCTGCTTAAGCTATGGCCCTGATCTTACTACGCGAGAACTGGGCCCAGGAAGGGGAGTATGGCGACCGTAATGGCCAGGGGTCCTATGGCTACTACTACCGTTCCAACGCCTGGCACTTCAACACGGAGACGCTGAAAGTGGTGTATGCCTATCCCTATGGGACCTACAATCAAGATTTTAGTGCTGGAGGCGACTCCAATCCTCCTGAAGATTACTACAAACCATTAGATGAAGTGGTGCACGAGGTGCCAGGCCCTGGCACTATTACGGCGTATTTCTATGATGGCTTTGAAGGCGTCAACACGCTGGAGCTGACCCTGGAGCTGATTACTGCCATTTGCTTTGGCTCCAGTTCCGGGGAGCTGGATTTGCAAGTCGGTGGTACGCTGCCTGGGCCGTTCACCTTTGCCTGGTCCGATGGGCCAACGGAGCAGGAGCGGGGCCTGGTGCCCGTTGGCACCTACAGCGCAACGGTCTATGATGTGCCCACTGGAGCTAAGGCTACGGTTTCGCTGAAGGCCGACCAAAACCCGCGCATTAACGTCGACGTGCAGCAGCAGGGTAGCACCGTAACGTTGGTGGTGATCGGCGGCATGGCACCCTACACGTACCTGTGGGACGATAACTCGACGCTGGACCACCGCGACGATATCGCGCCGGGCTCTGCGTTTTCGTGCGTTGTAACCGATGCTGTCGGCTGCACCCAGACGGTCAATCTGGACTACGAGGCCTATAAGCTGTATTTCTCGCGTAACGCCATCACCCAGGCCCTGGACGCTGGCGACGAGTACCGCGCTGACCCTACGACGATGCCCAATCTGAGCTTCGTCTGTGAGGTGTTTGTGGAGGAGGTGAATGGCTCCGGCGACTTCACCCAGGTGGCCACCGTGCTGGAGCAGCCGGCCGACCGTGAGGGCCGCACCGTGTTCGAGGTGCAGGAGCTGCTCTCGCCCTACCTGCGCCAATTTGTGCCCGAGTTGGGGCAGAAGGGGATTGTGCGGGCCAGCAGCCAGTACAAGCGGTTTTATCTGCACTACGCGCCTAAGTTCGGCACACCGCCGGAGCGCGATGCCATTGCCATCTCCACCACGCACTTTGTGCTGCTGGGTGGGCTGAGCTTCCGGGAGGCTCGCTCTGAGGCCTGGAACAAGTACGCCACCGCCCGCCGGCCCTTCCTTACTTGGGAGCCGGTGCATAAGGCCGTGTTTGCCGATCAGCCCGAGTTCCTCTACTGGCTGGTACCAGGCACGCTCAGTGGCGTGAAGCTGCAGGTGCTCTGCTACTATAGCGATGACACCTCGGCGCCGGTGGCTGGGCCTAGCTTGCTGGCACCACTCGTGCGAGGGGAAGTGCTGTGCCTACCGGTGGGCCGGCGGCAGCTAGGGCTGAACGATGAAGGCGAGAAACTGCTGGTGGGATGGGACGTGTGGGTGGAGTCGCCCGATGGGCTCACTACATCGGAGGTGCGCCACTACGAGCTGCTGGAAGAGGATGGCCCGCGCCGCTATGTACTGTATGCCAACTCGCTGGGTGGCATGAATACATTCGTGGCCACCGGCGAGGCCGCCCTGGAGCTGGAAGTAAGTGGCGACGACGTGGAGCTCTCCCTGCCCTGGGACTACGACCCGCAGCTGGGCGATACGTCGGTGCAGGAGCGCGTGCTGCGGCCCGTGCTCAAGCTGGCCAGCGGCCTGCGCACCCGCGCCGAGATGGCGGCTCACCAGGACCTGCTGCTCACCCGCCAGGCATTGCTCATCGCCCAGGGCCAGCTGCTCTCGGGCGTGATAAAGCCGAAAACGGTGCCGCTGGTGGAGGATGGCAAGTACATCAACACGCTGGAGCTGGACTTCTACTTGCCGCGGGAGCGCAGCTTCACGCCGCTGCTGCCCAACCTGCCCGCCGGCATGGTGGTGCCGGCGTTGCCCACCCTTGACGAGCTGCTGCCATGATCGGACTGAAATGCGCCGCCGGCTGGCTGATGCTCGCCAGCAGTACCGTGAGCCTGGAAATTGGCAATCCCTACTTCGGCTTCAACTCGGTGCCCGGCATCACGACCTATCCCTTTAGCTTGGCCGGCACAGACGACACGAAGCGCAAGCTCAATTTCCCGCACCGGCGCGCTGCCCAGGGCCAGGTGCCGGCGCCGGAGCCGGCGGAGCTCTACATCGACGGCGTGCTCTGGCGGGTAGGCGCGCTGGTCTATGAGTCCTATGATGAAGAAAAGCAGGTGTTTCAGTACAAGTTTCTGGCCGATGCGGCGGACCTGCAGTCGCGCATCGAGGGCGTCTCACTCAAAAGCCTCGAGCTAGGCACCGTGCCGCTGGAGCGGCGCCACGATGCCGCCGATTACGCCCTGCCCATGATGCGCAACACGGCGTTTTATGGCTCGGCCAACAAGGACTATATCGGCTGGCTCAACTACTACTTCCCCGGCTATTATGCCTTCAATACGGCCCTGAACTACCATGCGCTGGTGCCGTGCCCGCGCCTCATTCCGCTGCTGCGCCGGGTGCTGGCGGCCGTGGGCTACTCGCTCTCCGGTCCCTGGACGGAGGAGCCGGAAGCGCGGAAGTTGATTGTTGTTTCCAACCGGGCCGCGGATAAGGTGGTCAATAAGCTCAATACCTACGTTGGGGCCGTGCAGCTCAATCAGCACGTGCCCGACATGAGCGTGGGAGAGTTTCTGGTGGCCCTGCAGAAGTACCTGGGCCTGGGCTACAGCTTCGACCCGGTGCGCCGGCAGTTGCGCATCACACGCCTGGGCTCCATTGTGGCTGATCCAGCCTACGTGACCCGCCAGGGTGGCAAGGCCCGGCTCTTCCCACCCCAGTACCAGGGCTACACGCTGGAGATGAAGCTGCTCGACGATGAGCTGAACAAAACCCGCGACACGAGCTGGAGCAAGCTGCTACTCGGTGCCGGCAAGGAGCCAGTCAGTACCAGCGCCACGACCCTGCACGTGGGCACCGTGCGCGACACCATCCGCAACGTCGACGTGCTGGTACCGATGCTGGAGAGCAAGGGTGCTAGCCCGGAGTTCGAGCTGGGGGATGATTCGCGGCTGGGCCTGGCGTTGCTGCTCGACCAGGGTCTGCAGCCAGCCAGCGACGGCAAGCTCTACCCGCTGGCCTCGCCGCTGAACACCAACCTTCAGGGCCAGGTGGTGGGAGAGAGCACCCTGCACTGGCGTGGTGAGCTGGGCCTGTACGCGCGGAGCCATAAGCCCTGGCTGGACTTTCTCTCGGCCGCCGGCAAGGAGGAGCGCACCATGGAGTTCCGGGTGGCGGATCTGCTCAGCCTGGATCCGGGCCGCAAGGAGCTGGTGGGCTACCGCAAGTATTTGTGGGAGAAAATCAGCCTGAGCGTGCCCACCGGCCGCCGGCTGGAGTCGGCCCGCGTTACCTACCGCAACATCTCGCTATGACCGAGCAGCAACTACACCAGGCGCAGCTGGAGCTGGCCACCAAGTGGCTGGACTTTACCATCGAGAGCTTCGTCGAGAACATGCGCAAGCTCCGGATCCAGAACACCGGCGCGCTGATGGCCAGCTTTAAAAAGCAGGTTATCGGCTCGGCCTCCGGGCGCCTGCAGCTGCAGCTTAGTTACGCGCTCTACGGCAAGTTTATCGAGTTGGGCGTCGGCCGCGGCATGGGCCAGGGCGTGAAGAAGGGCGATGATGGCTACGAGAGGATCCGCAACACCCGTGGCCAGCTCAAGCGCCACCAGCGCAAGGCGCGCAAGTGGTACAGCCGCGAGCTGGGCTACCAAACCAAGCGTTTGGCAGAGCTGATGAGCGAGCTGCACGGTACGCTGCTGCTCAGCGCCGTGTCGGAGGCCCTGCCGGCCGAGGACCTGACTATTACCTTTTAATGCAAGCCACGTATGGCAGAGAATAGCGAAGAGCGGAAAGTCCGCATCGTGCTGGACGCCCAGCAGCCCAACGCCAGCCTCAAGGAAATGGGGGCGGGCCTGGCCGTGCTCAACAGCCAGCTCTCGAAAATGGCCCAGGATGATCCGGGCCGAGAGAAGCTCCAGCAGGACTACGCCCGCCTGAATGCGCGCATTGCTGAAACCCGGGCCGAGATGCGCCTGGTCATTAAGACAGAGGAGGAGCTGGCTGAGGAGCACCGCAAGTTGGCGGAAGCCGCGGAGCGAGTCAATCAGGAAAACCGCGAGGTGATCCTCAATGGCCAGAAGGTCGAGGCCACCTTCGGCCAGATGAAGCTGGCGGCCGCGCAGCTGGAGCGGCAGCTGCACGACGTGGCCAGCGACGATCCGGGCCGGGCCAAAATGATCAAGGACTACCGCGAGCTGCAGGACCGGATCGAGGGCGTGAAGAAGGAAATGGGGGAGGCCGCCGATCAGGGCCTCACCTTTAAAGATGCGCTGGCGTTTGCTGGAGTAACTGTTTCCGCTGAAGCCGCCCTCGATATGCTGAAGGAGCTGGGTGCCGAGGTGATTAACACCACCAAGGAACTAGGCAAGATGCGCGCCGATATCAACGGGCTCACCGGCGCCACGGGGGCCGAGCTGGATGAGCTGGCCGTGGGCGTGCGCGGCCTGTCACAGATGTTTGGCAAGGAGTACAATGAGGTGCTCGTGGCCAGTAACGCGCTGAGCAAGCAAATGGGCATTTCTCAGAAGGAAGCCCTGAGCCTGCTGGAGAAAGGCTTCGTGGCCGGCGCCGACATCAACGGCGAGTTTCTCGACCAAGTGAAGGAATACCCTGGCCAGTTTAAGGCCGCCGGCGTGTCGGCCTCCGAATTCATCGCCATCGTGAGCAAGTCCCAGACCGATGGGGTGTTTTCGGATAAGGGTGCCGACGTGGTGAAGGAATTTGGCCTGCGGATCCGGGAGCAAACCAAGTCCACCAGCGACGCCATGGAGGCGGCGTTCGGGACCGAGTTTACCCAGAAGCTGTTTAAGGGTATCAACGACGGCAGCATCACGTCGGTGCAGGCGCTGCAGCAAGTGTCGCAGCAGATGAACGACACCAAGATTCCGGCTTCGCAGCTGCAGACCGTCATTGCCGACGTATTTGGTGGCCCTGGGGAAGATGCCGGCATCGAGTACCTGAAGTCGCTGAAAAACATCGGTGGTGGTATCGATACCCTCATCGACCAGACCAACCCCTACGTGCTCCAGCAGCAGCGCCTGCTCGCGTCGCAGAAGGAGCTGGCCGGCGCCCAGAATGATCTGGCCAAAGAGTTTGAGGGCACCGGGGCTTCCGTCGAGGTGCTCACCAATGGGGCCATGACCTTCCTCTACACGCTGCTGGCCTCGCTGGCCGTCACGTTCAAGGAACTGTATGCGCCGGTGCAGGAAATCTGGCAGGAGCTACTGGAGCTAGGTGAGTCCATGGGGCTGGTGAGCAAGGAAGGCAGCCTGGTAAAAGACATTGCCACCGGCATCGGGACCGTTCTGCGGGTGCTGCTCATTCCGCTGAAGCTTTCCTACGAGGGCTTTGCCATGGCCGCCAAGGGTATCATCGAGTGGGCCAAGCAATCGGAAATTGCCCGCGGCTTCCTCTACCTGATGGTGGCCCCAATCCGCAACCTCTACAACATCCTGATGGAGGGGCCGGCCTACTTCGCCGGCTGGTCGGCCTCGGCTGATGCGGCCTTCTCGCGAGTGGGTGCCGGCATCAAGGCCGCCCTGCGCGGTGACTTCGATGGGGCCAAGCGGGAGTTCGGCGCCCTGGGCTCCGATGCGGCCTCCTCGTTCCAGAAAGCCTTCACTGCCGCCCTGGCCAAAGAGGGGCCGGTGCAGGCCAAGAGCACCGTGGCCGCCGGTGGTGTGGAGCCGCCCACTCGTGCCGCTGGTGGCGATGGGACCACCCAGGCCCAGCGCGATAAAGCGGCCAGCGATGCCCAAAAGGCCCGTGAAAAAGAGCGAAAAGAGCGGCTAACTGCGCAGAAAAAGCATGATCAGGAAAGCCTGGATGCTACCAAAGTGTGGGTAAAAGCCGAGGGCCAGGAGCTGGAGTTTCGCAATACGCTCTCGGCGCAGCGCGACCGGGCCGGCTACAATGACGAGCTGCTGCGCCGCGACCAGCAGCGCCAGAAGCTGTTCGAGGCCGCTACGGCGCAAGTAGGTAAACTCACTGGCCAGGAGCAGGACTACTCCGAGCAGTTGGAGGCCATCGTAAAGGATCGAGACCTGGCCCTGCGTGAGCTGCAGGCCAAGTTCGATGCCGAGGATGAGAAGCGCCGGCAGGAGGCAATTGATAAGAAAATTGCTATTGCCCAGGCTGAGCAGGAGCAGGCCCTGGCCGAGCTGGACCTGAAGCTGGCTGGTGGGCAGTTCACCGAGCAGGCCTACCAGGATGCGGTGTACGCTGTGAAGCAGTCGGCAAACGAGCGGGAGATGGCGCTGATTAAGGAGAAGCTGGGCGCTGAGTCGGTGGAGTATAAGAAGCTCACGACCGAGAAAACCCAGAACGACGCCGACTACGCCGCCAAGAAGAAAAAGCTCGATGGTGACCAGTCGAACTTTGAGAAAGCCATTGCGCTGGGCCGCAAGCTGATGAGTTCGGAGGAGGTAACTATGCTGATGGATTCGCTGGGGAAAAAGACGGTGCTCTACAAAGCAGCTATGGCGCTGCAGAAGACGCTGGCCATTGCGGAAATTGCCATGAGTGTACCCAAGCAGTGGGCCGCAAACTCCGAGGCTGGCGCCAAGATATCGGCCATGGCGCCGCCCTTCACTGTGCCGCTCGGCGTGGCCTACACGGTCGCTTCCAATGCGCTGTCGACGGCCGGCGCCGCGGCCGCGACAGCCAAGATCCTGGGTCTGGGCTTCCGGGAGGGTGGGCCTACGGGTGGCGCGCAAGTGGGTGCCAATGGTAAGCTGCTTGATGCAGCTGGTTTCCCCATCGCCGGCGTCGTGCATGAGAATGAGTACGTGATACCGGAGTGGCTGCGCAAGGATCCGCAGGTGGTGCAGGTCGAGCAGTGGCTGGAAGCCAAGCGCCAGCAGCGCGGCTTCATCGTCGGTGGGCCTACCTCTCAGGCGGCTCCACCTGTAGTCACCGGCGACTCGGCCGGTGGAGGAGATATGGCGCAGTTGCTGCGCGAGAACCGCGACGTGCTGCTGCAACTCAGCAGCCGACTTGGGAAGATGGAGTCCTGGGCCACAACGCTGCAGGTGGTGCAGCACACCGGCGAATTAGACGATGATCTAGCGTATGTAAAGAAGGTAAAGGCTGCTGGTGGAATTTCCTAAAGGAAGCTTTACCGGTGTCAGTTGCTATCGTGGATTTTTCCAAATATTAATATATATAGTAATAATAATGCATATATTGATGATATGAAAAACATCTTATTAATTCTCGCTATTGTACTCGGAATGTCGATGGCCAGTTTAGCGCAGGGTACATCCAGAAGTCGCACGTACGATTATAGTTTGACAACCCCTAGAGGGTTCACAGTAACATCACTACCAGGGTATGATTACTATGCCATGGGGTATAATGGTAGTAGTATCGGTGTGCGAATTACTAGATTATCGAGTGAAGGGAATGCTGAAGATTTTAGCGAAGTATCAAACGAAATGCTGCTCTCAGGTTACCGACAGCAAGTCAGAAACCCAAGAATTCTTAGTAGGGGATTAGGTTATGTAAATGGAAGAGACTATTTCTATACTATAGTGTCAGCAGGAGCGAACAGTCAAGTTCGAATAACGTCTTGCATGTTCTTTAGAGGTAGAAATCTGTACGTACTAACTACGAGTTGTGGTATGGAAGACGTGGAATCATTAAGAAATACCTATAGGTCCGTAGTGGAATCGTTCGTTTTACGATAAGTGATCATATTATGCGCTCTATTTTGATCCTATAACTATTTCCGTCTTATATAGCTTGAACTAGCTAATCAACTTAAGCCTTATAGACCCATCCAAGAAACGTCCGGTGTTAGCACTTTTTTGCCACCAGTTTCAACGGCCCCGAAAATGCGTTTTTTCGGGGTCATTTTTTATGCCGTTTAAAGGAGGGCAAAAAAAAGTGCTTGGCCTACAGCTAAGCTTGCTCTTCTGCTACTAGCTTGGATAAAAGGCACTCTTACGACCCTTTCGCTGGACGCGTGTTTTAAGTTGTTTTCCTATCTTGGTCACGACCTGTATTCTTTATCTCCTTGACACGAAAATTTCTATTACTTCTAGTTGCACCAGCTATGCTGGTTGGCTGTAAAAAAGAGCCAGCAACACCCATTGTTCCCCCGTCCAAGATGGACCTGCTGACCCGCCGCCCATGGCGGGAAGTAGGGCACACCGTGTCGTCTCCCTTTGGCACGAACCGTAAAGCCTTCACGGGGGGCAATGTCTACGACGGCCGCCCTGCCTGTTGGCACGATGATTTTCTCCAGTTTAAGCCTGATTACAGCCTCCTGCTCGACGAAGGAGCCATGACGTGCGCGCCGGGTGATCCTCAACAGCGGGTAGATCGCTGGAGCTTTCGTCCGGGAAGCAATGAATCGCAGCTGATCATGGCCTTCGCCCGTCCCTTTAGCCCCTACAGCGACGTGTATGACATCGTAGAACTATCGGAGACAACGCTGACCATAAAACAGGCCCAGTCAAGTATACAGGGCCAAGTTGTGGAAGAAATCTGTTATTCGGCCATTTAGCTTCTACTGTGGCCGAACATACCAGTAAGATGGCTCATTAAGGTATACCTATTCGGCCCCCGCTGAACTTGATTCGGTGGGGGCCGACTTATGTGCAAAAGATGGGGCCAAAAAGTAGGGTCAAGCAAGCTGTAAGGCGTACCTTTCTGAACCAACCTTTTTGACCTATTTATGAACTTTGGTTACGCCCGTGTGTCGGCGAAGGATCAGAACCTCGATACCCAACTTCAGGAACTCACGGCGGCCGGCGCCGACCGCATCTATCAGGAGAAGATAACCGGCGCCAGCACGAGCCGTCCCGAACTCGACAAGCTACTGGCCATGCTCAGGCCCGGCGACACGGTGCTGGTGAACCGGCTCTCGCGCCTCGGCCGCAACACCGCCCACATCATACAGCTCATTGCCGACTTCAGCAAAAACGATATCCGCTTTGTGGCGCTCGACCTGGGCATCGACACCAATACGCCGGCCGGGCGTATGGTGCTCTCGGTGTTTGCGGCGCTGGCCGAGTTTGAGCGGGAGAGTAACGGGGAGCGGCGCCAGGCGGGCATCGAGCTGGCCAAGGCTCAGGGGAAACACATGGGCCGGCCAGTCGGTGTGGATGAGGAACGGCTTAAAAAAGTAAAGACCTCCCTTGCGGCAGGTCTTTCCGTGCACCAGATTGTGGAGGTAACAGGCATTAGTGAGAGTACCGTCAAGCGCTACAAGCGACTACTGAGCCACTAGCCGATTACTTCCAGTAAGGCTATTGCACTCGCTTGTATTCGAGGCGAGGGCCATCACAAGCTTCCCACGTATTGCGAAGGGTATCGCTTGCCATCTGCGCGAGGTCTTCCCGCAGTGAGCGGGAGTAGCACGTGCCAATCAGTTTACTAGCCGCGCTGTAGGTGAGAATGGTATACTGCCTACCGCCGTAGGGACGCACGGAAAAGGTACCGCTCGCTTCAAGCGTCTGATCACCTTCTTGTCGCGTTTTAGTGAAGGTGCTATCGGCTTGGAACACGTATTTCTCTTGATAAGGTAGTTCCGCGCCCGTCCAGACCTTGTTTGTCCAGGATGACGTTGATTTAACTAATTGCCACGTTTGGGGATACGCGCCCACCTGCACCTCTGCCGAGTCATCCTTCTGGCAAGAGGCTAGTGTAGCTAGGGCGAGGAAAGGGACTAGTAGATGTTTCATCACGAATAGGAGATAGGTGTAACTAGTAGAGCCTCTACAACATGAATTGGTTGCAATAGTGAAGCAAAAATTGAGTTTATAAACGAACACCCGCCCCCAAATCCGCCCCCAGTTTTGATAAAAGTGCGTTCTCAGCGTATAAACAAAGATTAGTCGTTTCCGGGTGGGGACGGCTTTTTTTGTGCCCATATCACAAGAATGCGCCCATATTGCTTTCTGTAAGCTTTTCATCAAGTGACCTTTTTAGCGGCCCTGCTATCGGTATTCTAACCTAAAGCCTTCTTGTAACTATCCTCCTCGCGTATAAGCAGCTGCACCTGGGTGGTAAGCGCGGGTAGGGAGACCCGGCCACGCTTATTGCTGAGGGTGACATTGCTAACGTGCGCCTTGGTGCTATGAACAGAGGCCTGAATAGTACCAGGCCCGCGGTTCCCATAGTCTGCGCAACAGAATCAGGAAAAAGTAGAAGTAGTAGACGTAAATCAAACATTTAGAACTGTTTATCTAGCCAACATAGGAAGCCATTGCTGAATCAGAAAAAATGATGCTGTAGATCGAGAACATTGATTTAGTATTCGCTACTACCACGACTAGTGGTGGCGTCAAGCTGTGGGTGCTTTCTAGAGAGTACTCAAGAGCTAAGTCGAACTCCAAAAAAGCCACATTCTCATTTGAGGAAAACAAGAATAAGAATCTACAGGACAGTGTTATGACTGCAGATAAGGTTGAGACATACAGATCGTACCTAAAGTCAACTATTGAGGCAGCGGAAGGTATTTAGAATACAAAAGATTTTGGTTTAACTAAGCTGGAAGTAGAGGTTGAGTTCGTTCTTAGAAAGACGGGAAGTGGCGTATGATTATAAATTGAATTAACTCCTGTCACTCCGACAGCTTCTTTTGATCGTGAAAAGGAGATTACGCATAACTATGACACTCAACCTGAAAAGTCAGCTTAGACCGCTTAATAAGGCGCGTTAGCAACATTTGAAAAGCACCAACCTACGCAGGGCAACGTTCCCCGTATAGTTAGCATGTATACGTTGTCCGCCACTATGAAAAAGCTTCTGGTTGCTACTCTTCTTTCCTTATCCTTGACCAGTTGTAATCACGCGCCTCAAGAGCAGACTGCGCAACAAACTGCTATTCCTATGGCGGGTGATAGCACTCTACTTAATGCAGAAAAGCCAGTTATAGAACTTGCTGATTCTGTACCGCATCTGAAACAGCCTTAAGGAGTCACCACTCGATTGCGATCATTGCTTCTGCTTGCGGTAATCATATTTGAGCCTGTAGTTGAGTGGCCATTTGTTTTGCAAGAGTATGGTTCCGCTATATCCCGCATTTTGACGCCTTTAATGGATCTGCTATACCACAAAAAAGCCCTGGTCTATCTAGGCCAGGGCTCTTGTTTTTTAGAAGCAAAATAGGTTTTTACAAGCCATAGAGCAGATCACGCCAGTATTGCCGGCAATTCCGGCTTACCGTTCAGAATTGCTTACTTGTACGGTCTCTTTTTAGTAGTGATAGCATCCTTAAAATCTTGAGTATTCCACCGTATTCATTACTGAACTGCTGCGGATGATTTGCCCCTTTGCAAGCCTCTCCTCATATGTGCTATAATACTCTGGCTGGTTTTATGTGACGGGTGCTGGGTTATTAGTAGCATCAGAGTTACCCACCATGAGGGGAGCAAATCGTAGCAATCGGATCATTTTTTATAACTACTAACTAATTAGAGAAAGCGAATAGGTTGGATAAAATTATCTGTATGACTACACTGTCTCAAGAAGAGTAATTGATGTCGAGATATTCGAATTGTACGATGTTGCCTCTTGTTATATCAGTGATACGGCAAAAGGTGCAAGAGCAACCCTATAAAAAGGACTTACCTACTATGAGAGGCGAGGCTTTTTCATGGCAGGGTTATTTGTAAGCGATGGTTGTCTCTATCCCTACATTTGTTTTGCCTTGCGCATCCTTCCAGCGCAAGGAAGGATCGTTGAACGCGGCAGCATTAAGTAGCAAACGACTGGGCTCACCGCCGTCTACGGATACATCAATCTCAGTTTTATCCGTACCCGTTGGGGCTGAAAAGGTAGAGTGCAATACGTCTTCATAATATAAGCTGACGTATATTTTTTTACTAGGATAATCTACTTTTCTCCATTGCTTGTCAATGACAACTGTTTGGGTTGAATTTGGGTAGATAGGGGCACTCATGAAAACGCCATTGCCTGACTTTATGGGAATGCCGGAGAGTGTTACCCGTGCGCTGGTACCTGTCTGCTTACCAGATTGAGTGGCTTTCACCACTACCCGAAACTGGGTTGACTCCGCGGGCTCTTGCGTGTCTGTTTGTGGATCGCCTTTTTTATCGTTACAGCCAGCCAGCACAAGGCTGGAGCCGAATAGCAGGTAGTAGGCCAAATTCTTCAT